ATTTGCCACACATCTTCAGCATGGCAGGAGATGGAGCATTACCAGCAGGAGTCCATGGACATGATCTGCAACAAGCTGGCACGTATCTGCTGCGGTGACCCCTACTATGAGGATTCATGGAAGGACATCGCAGGATACGCTACACTGGTATCTAAAGAACTGGAGAAGCTATGAAACTGACAAGAGAAGAACTACGTGATGAGTTCATGAACGATTCTACTGAATACTGTAACTATTGTGGTACACAACGTACAACTTTTAGTTGCTGTAAAGAAGTGCACTTTAGTACTTTTGCACAAATGGATGCTTACGAGCAGGAGGAATTTTTAGATTGGGAGGAAGAAAACCAGTGAAAAGCATGGAGTACTACGGGTTCTGTTCACGGACAGGACGTTGTTTTAACCCCTTCGGTATAAAACCTGAGTGGGTCGTCAGGAAGGCTGCCATGTTGCGTCTTCATGACTTGATCCAAGAAACCGAAGATGCGCCATTTTAGGGTCTTAGGTATACCTAGGTATGGACAAGGTCCTAAAAACGCAACACAGGCCGTTCTGAGGCCTTCTGGAGGTATTTTATGAGGTGTTTAGCATGTAACAAAGCTCTGAGTGACAAAGAGTCAACTTTTAAAGACAGTCGAGGGGAGTACACTGACATGTGTTTTGAATGCTTACAGTATGTTTACGAGACGTTTGACGATGGAGAAGACAACACGGTTGACAAGGAGGATGATATGTGATACAATATATACATAAGTATAACCAAAGGAGATTATCTTTATGTATAATAAACCTAAGGAAAGAAACTATATGAAGAAATATATGGATTTACTACATAAGAGTAAAAACATAGTTTCTCCAAAGAAAGAGTATAAAAGAAGTAAACTTAAGAATAAACTTAAGGGTGAGGTCTTTCAAGAACTTGAAGAGGATGTCTTGACAAGGTCTTCCGACTTGTGATATACTTTTACTACGACTTCGGTCGTTTTTCAACTGAGCCACGATCTTATAGGAGGTAATCATGGCAAACTACACCAACGGCATTGCTGCTTTCGTTAACCTGACAGAGACCGACAAGTACAACGGTCAAGACACAGGTAAGTACTCACTAACTTTGACCATGGACGATGAAGAGGCAGTCGCCTTGGAGAACATGGGAATCAAGCTGAAGGAGTACCAAGGCAAGGCACAGCGCAAGTTCGCTACCAAGTATCAGGTTCCTGTCTACGATCCTGAGGGTAACGAAATCCCCGCATCCGATCTTAAGTATGGTTCCAAGGTCCGTCTCAAGTGGACCGCAGGTAAACCACACCCTGTCCACGGTATCTCACCATACCTGTCTGCGGTCAAAGTCCTCGAGTTCTCTGAACAGGCGACCACTGCGGAGGAGTTTTAAGGGTCTAATGGGGCTTCGGCCCCTAACTTAGGATAAAACGATGCAAAGTTATAAAACTGAAGCTAATTTCGTAAAACATGAGCCTTGCCCAAAGTGCGGTTCCAAGGACAACCTAGCGAGGTACGATGATGGGCACGGCTACTGTTTTGGCTGTAATAGTTATTTTCCTTCAGGGGAGCAAGCGGAAGTAGTGGACTTCCCTACCCAACGCTCATTTGAGCAGCATGGGGTGGTCTCAGGTATCGCTGACCGTAAGATTTCTATGGACACCGCCAAGAAGTATGGCGTGACATCAGAGTTCAAGATTGGCACATCAGAGGCTATCAAGCACTACTACCCGTACTTCGACAGGAAGGGTGCACAGTGTGGCGTCAAGGTCCGTGTGCTGCGTGACAAGCGGTTCACGACCAGCGGTGACATGAAGTCAAACACACTGTTTGGTCAACAATTATTTAGTAATGAGGGAAAGTATGTCACAGTTGTTGAAGGCGAGTTGGACGCGATGGCGGCATATGAGCTACTGGGTTCGCGTTGGCCTGTTGTTAGCGTCTCTAAAGGTGCGGCTGGCGCTAAAAAGGACTTCCAACGTAATCTGGAGTGGCTTGAAGGATTTGAGAACGTCATCATTGCGTTTGATTCGGATGAGCCGGGTCGCGCAGCGGCTGAAGAGTGCGCTCAAATCCTATCGCCAAACAAGGCAAAGATCGTCAACCTAGAGGAGTTCAAGGACCCTTGTGACTACCTGAAGAACGGCAAAGCAAAAGCCTTCATGCAGGAGTGGTGGAACGCCAAAGCGTACGTCATGACTGGCGTGATTACGCTGGAGGAGGCTTGGGAAGACTTCCTGAAGATGGGTAAGGAGCAGATCATTCCCTTCCCAGATTCCTTTGGTCAACTGAACCAGATGATGAATGGGGGTATCGCAGCGGGTGAGATTACCGTGTTGGGTGCCCTGACCAGTGTCGGTAAGACGACCATGGTGAACGAGATTACGTATCACCTGTGGAAGAACACCGACCTGAACATTGGCTGTGCGTTCCTCGAGGCTTCCAAAGGTGAAGCAGTGAAGAACCTGTTGACAATTCACAACAACCTGAACTTCTCATTTGAGAATCTAGAGGACCATGATCTATCCAAGTACAAGTCCGACATCATTACCGATGGTCGTATATACCTTCTGGACCACTTTGGTGCCGTGGATGCCGATGAGCTGTTCATTAAGCTTCGTTCCATGGTCAAGGGCAACGGATGTAATATCCTAGTCATTGACCCGCTGCAGGCAGGTGTCTCCAGCAACACCAACGAGGTCATAGATGACTTCATGGACCGCCTGTTGAAGCTGGCGAAGGAGACCAACGTGGCTATCATTGTGGTGTCCCACATGCGTAAGCCAAGCGCCTCGCAGCCACACAACGTGTCTGAGTATGACCTGAAGGGTTCAGGCAGTATCAACCAGATCGCCTTCAATACGATTCTCCTGAGTCGTGACAAGATGGCAGAGGATGAGTACGCCAAGAACAGTACCTTCGTGCAGCTGGTGAAGTGCCGTAGGACTGGCATGACAGGACCTGCTGGCTGGTTGTACTATAATCAGGGTACAGGTCGATTGGAGACTGGAGTTCCACCAGAGGTCAAAGCAGCATCTGCAGAAGATGAGTTCTGAGACCCGTGAGTGGGACAAAACTGGGAACCGTAACAGAGGGCTTTATCTTTTAAGAAGATGCAAGCTTATATGCTCGTGCTGTAAGAGGAAGTACCCACAGGCAGTTCTTGATTTCCACCATCCAGCGGATGTGGTCAAGACGATGGCTTTGGAGTACAAGGCATGGCGCGGTGTCTCAGGTGCAAAATCAGAAGTGGTAGCAGAAGCAGACCAGTGTGTAGTGCTCTGTTCCAACTGTCATAGATTGGAGCATATTAGGATGAAGAATGAGAAAAGTTATTCTGGACATCGAGACGGACGGGCTGAAACCCAAGAAGGTCTGGGTAGTCGTAACCAAGGATGTGGATACCAACGAAGTTTCGATTTTGAGGAACCCTACCCGTGAGTCACTCAAAGAGTTCTTGGGCGGTGTTACACACATTATCGGGCACAACATTATTGCCTACGATGTACGTGTTCTCGACCGCCTCTTGGGATTTGATAGTTCCTCTGTACGACTTACAGACACTCTGGTACTCTCGAGACTATATAACCCTTCTTTGGAAGGAGGACACAGCCTCAGAGAGTGGGGAATAAGACTGAAGCTACACAAGGGCGACTACGATGACTGGAGCCAGCTGACGCAGGAGATGGTGGACTACTGTGTACAAGACGTACAAGTGACCCATGCCACGTACAACTGGCTGACAGACAAGCTGAAGCCCTTTGGTGACCAGAGCATTGATCTCGAGCACGATGTGCAGCGAGTGATTGCAGGTCAGATCGAGAATGGTTGGCTGCTGGATCAAAGGCAGGCAATGGAACTACTGGGAACGTTATATGAAAAGAAACTTGAACTTGAAACTACCGTCAGGGATACCTTCAGACCGCTACCTGTTTTTGTCAAGGAGATTGCTCCAAAGTACAAGAAAGATGGCAGCTTGTCTAACGTGGGTCTTAAGTTCCTTGGCGATAGCTATGTTCTCGTTAGTGGTTCATTTAGTCGGATTGACTACCCTGACTTCAACCTAGGGTCCAGACAGCAGATCGGTAAGTATCTCCAATGGTTCGGATGGAAACCTAAGGAGTTTACTGACAACGGTCAGCCTATCGTGGACGAAAAGGTTCTGAGCAACGTGAAGGACATACCAGAGGCACAGCTGATTGGCGAGTACCTGCTGGTCCAGAAGCGTATCGCACAGGTGGAGTCTTGGGTCGATGCCGTAGAAGACGATGGTCGTGTGCATGGTTATGTTAATGCTATCGGTGCAGTCACAGGACGTATGACGCACAATAGCCCTAACATGGCACAGGTGCCCGCAGGCTACAGCCCCTACGGTAAAGAGTGTCGGTCGTGTTGGATTGTGCCTAAGGGCTACAAGTTGGTGGGCTGTGATGCCTCTGGTCTTGAACTACGTATGCTGGCGCACTACATGGATGAC